CAACGGACGGGGAATCGAACCCAGCGGGCTGGTAAACCAGACCTAACTACCACTGTGTAAAGTGGCGCGACAACCTTGTCGCTTTAAATGACGGACTTGCACCGCCGCCCCGTTAAGGGGCGCACACTACTTGTAACGCGCGGTGTGCACGCGCGAAACCGTTAAAACGGTAACACTATTTATAATGCGCGGAGTAATCGCGCTTGCCCCAATTTATATTGCGCGAGGGTAATGCGCAGATCAGCGATTAACGGCGACCGCGGGTACGGGCAACCGCACGGCCAATGCGCGAAGCGGCGGCGGACGTCGTCGATGGCCGGTCGGCGAAGTTCCAATTGACGCCTTGGCCATTGCCGTCGCCGAAACTCCCCTGCTTAAGCCAGTCGAAGTCCCAAAACCCCTCGCGGTAAGAAGTGCCACGCGAGCGTGTGGCCATACTGACCAACTTATTGCGCGCGCGCAGCGCTTCGCGAGAAGCGGGCACGGGGTCCCCACGCGCGGCACTGACAATCGAAAGGTCGCCAGGCTGCTGAAACATGGTGGGCTTGGCCTCAGACAAAACGGCCGCAGCCGAGAAAATGTCGTCCATCGCCACCGAATTGGGCAACTGCACCTGGGTGTCGATACCGCCGGGTGCCGTCTTGTTGGGAATGTACTCAATGGTCTGAGCATAATCAACCTCCAAGACGACGCCGTCGGCGGCGCCAAAGTAGCCGACAAACAACAAGCTCGTGGAGTCCGCGTTGGCGCTATCGGCTGCGTCTTGCATACCGGCCTGGTCAATGGACGCGGGCGAGATAGACCGGGCCGCATTAGTGCGGTACGGAATGATGCAACGCGTAAAGTCGGCGGTCGCTGACAGCTGCGACGGATTGACGAAAGCGCGAACGCCCTCGCCCGCACTAACGGGCGTTGGGATCGCAAAATCCGAGTACGAAAAGACGCCCGGGGCCGCGATAAAATTCGAGACCATGGACAACTTCTGCTGTCCATCAGGCGTAAAGAAAACCGTCTTCGACCCAGCTGCGCGAACGGCATCCGCGGACACGTGGCTAGCGCGCCCCAATTGCTCCAACGTCACAAAATCCTGCTCGGTGACGGGCAGATCAGTGTGGTCATACCGAACCTGGGCAACGTAAATCTTGCCCGGGGTCATGAACTGCCCCGTCGGCAGTCCAACAATGCGCACACGGATAGCCATTGACGTCACACGGTAGGCGGACACAAAGCTGGTGGTGGTCGTCTGTGAAGTGCCGAAATCGTCACCCCAAAGGTAGTGCGTGTTCGGTGCACCGGACGTGGAATACATGCCCGTATTCGGCTGCGGGTATGTCGATGAACCCCACTGCTGTGGCGTCAAAATGTTGCCGGGCGAGCCGTAATAAACGGCAATCGCGGACAAAGGTGACGTCGGCACAACGGTGGTCGCCTCAACCGAGCCAAAATTATTCGGCTCCGCAAAGGCATTAAGGCGCGAAGAAAGGCCGAAAAGAAGATTCGGCCCGTTGGTGGCAACGTCCTTAATGGTGTACGTGCGGTTCGCAAAGAACCGACCGAGCGCAGTCGGCTGAACAACATGGTCAGGTAAGCGAACGGGCGTGGAGCCCCATGGGTTCATAAGAGAATCGACATAACGCTCAACCATGCCGCCCTTGGACTTAGTGGACGCCATCGGGGGCAAATCCGAAGGGGCGGCGGACATGCCAACAATGCCTGATTCACGCGCGATAGGGCGCGGAACAGACTGGCGCCGCGGTGATGCCTCGCGGGCGCTGGTGGGCCGCGAAGCGGCGGGGCGCGAAACACCACTGTCGCGCTCAACGCGAATGGCGCGAACGTGAACGTCGGGCCGGCCACCGCCCGCGGCACCGCCACGGCCAGACTGACGCTCAGCGCGCGCGTTGTCATCGCACGGCGCGGCGTCATGCGGCAACCCCGGTAGCCAAAAAGGGTAAAACGCATTGTAACGCTTCCCATGGTGAACAAGGGTGCCGCAGTGCAGTCCAACAACGCCCAAACGCGTCGAAACTGCGCTGCCACAATCGCCGGCCCGTGAATCGTAATCAACGAGACAAACAAGCGAGCGATCGCGTAAACCGCCGGTGACGGCTAGAAAAGGCGAATGTACGTAGCCGCGAACCGAACCGACGGAAACACGGGCGTCATTAGCGCCAGAGACAACCATGGCGACCTCATCACCGACAGACGCAGCGTTTGACGCAAGCGGGGCGGTGGGGCCGTCCATAGGCCAGTAATACAGCTGGTGGACAGTGTCCCAGTGCAAATTCTTGCGACGAAGGGACGGCTGTGAAACGTCAATAGGCGTGTTGGGAGTTAAGCCGCAATCAGCGGCACACCAACGACGCCCAGACACAGCAGCTGAACGAGTAAGGCCCATCACAGGCGACATAATGTCGACCGGCGACGAGACCTTCGTAGAAACCGCGCCCGGGAGCGAGGCCTCGCGGCGCGAGGCCCGCTGCCGGCGCGGGAAAGAAGGTGACTCAATGACGTAATCGTCACGGAGGCAATTTGAGCTAAGAACCTTGTGCGCAAACGCTAGCTTAACGTTAGCAAGGCTATTCTTGGTAGAAGATGAACTCATTCTGAAGAAAGTGCGACGGTCTATTGACCGCCAAGTCACGCGAAAATAAGGGCAGCAACATGCGAAAGTCGCTGCAATGTAAATGACAAGAGCGGCAAGCATCACTCGCTGGCCGTCTTGGGCTTGCGATACTTCGACCGCTTCTTGGGATGCCCACGACCGATGGAATAATAGGACAAAGGGGTGGGAGCGAAAAACTCAACCACATCGGGGTCCACAGCAACATCGGTAGGTGGGCCGGCCAAGCCCGTGCCAGCGGCACGCGACTGCTCGGCGGCAAAAGCCTCACGAGAACGCGCAGCAGCGCGACGAGTCAACGTGCAATCACTGGTCTTATGGTAAAAATCCAAGCATTTCTCGCAATGTCCGCCATCCTGACACTCATCGGTCAGGTGGCCGTTCGACAAGCAACGGCCACACGTCGGCGGATCCAATTGCGGAGGGACAGGCGGGACGGGCGTAGTGGCGGGCAAAGCTGATTTGGTAGCGGCCGACAAGGCCGACTTGGCCAAATCAGCGGCGTCAATCGCACGCTTGCGCTCGGCCCTAATCGCCTCCTCAGTCCGACGGACGTCCATAAGGGACATCGGGACGGAACCAAGGGGCATACCGTCGAACACGAGCCCAGCACGGTCTTTGATGACCAAGGGCTGGAGAGCGGGATAAGTCGTGTAGGGCAAAGCAGGATAACGCCTAAAAGCGTCGTCCAGCTGATCAAGGGCCTCAATACTGACTCCTAGCGTGCTGGCGTAAATGCCATAAACAACGCTGTCGTCGATGCCAACGCTAGTGTAAGCGCCGCGCGACGTAAGCCGCTCAAAATCGTATGCGTGGAAAAACGTGGGGTCCAATGCTAGCACAGGCTGCGCTTTCAAGACGGCGCGCCAATATGTGCTAAGCAAAGGGGTGTGAGGGTCATTAACCAAACACCCGGCAGCACGTTGAGCCATGGCCATAAGTACTGTCTTGCCTTGAGGCACAGTAACCAAATGGAGCTTTGACAAAACGCGAACTGCGGACGCCACGTTGACGACGGAAATCCAGGGGTCAGGGTACAACCGCCCGAGGAAATGGGTGTGGCCAGTCGAATACACACGGCTCTTGACAATCAAGCCGGTGCCATCGAGGGCACCGTACGCTTCCTTACCAAGGTAGCGCACCAACCCGTCGTCGCCCGAGAACAAACAACGTAACACATGCTTCCAGGCGTCGAGAAAGGACATGCCGATAAAAACGGCTTTGCGAAACTCAACATACATGTGGAACTTCGTGTTCCGGGTCGTAGTGTTAACACGGCCGCTATAAGTTCCAATGCCCAGTGTCACAGTCAATGTGACATTCCCGTCGGCATCAGCGCCAAAATTAGCGGACACTTTCCCACCGTAAGCTTTGGAAAGTTCTTCCTCGATCACTTCTTTGTGTTCGGGGCCGAAACATTCAAGCATAACGGCGAGCTCAACGGCGACTCCCAACGCGCCGATGGTTGAATCGTAACTGCTAAAATCAGTTTCGTCAACCTCGACGTTGTCGGAACGGGCAAGGCGGTGCAGGTGATTAACCATCTGCTCAGTGGTCGAGCAATCACGCCCGGGCCCCCAACAATGAAATTGGGTAGCGTGCTCATAAATAGCACGCGTATAGCAGCCAAGACGGAAATTTGTCATACCAGCAGCAGGCACAATAATTCGTGCCGCACGCCCAGCCGCGACGGGTTCCTGTTTAATAAAAACAGAAAATCGTGACGCGGTACTGTCACTTATAGGGCCCAAATCCAAAAACTCAGCAATTTGGGAAGGCTTCATAGTCTTCTCAAGTGCCTCATAAGACACAGGACTGAGTTTGGCGCCGTTAGCGAAAAATTTCGCAAAAGCGGCAATGGCCTTACAATCGTCAGGGGTGACGCTATAAGTGGAAGCAGTAGAAAACACGCGCTGCTCTAAAGAGTCACGAAGCGCGTGCGGTCCGTTGAGAGTGTTCACCGTGGACCCTGAAACTAGAGTATTATGGACGTTCACCAAACCCAAAGGGCGGGCACTGAAATCGTCAACGGTGCTCATGGCAGCAATCAAACATAAGTCAGGGTTGGGACGGACAAGATTGCCCATCGAAAACCCGCTGGTGACAGCCTGCATGGCGACCGGGAACGCGTCGGGGTTAGCCAAGCCAGTCTGTAAAACATGAAACCTGCCAGCAACCGACGCGTTCGAATACCTAGTAATTGTGCCGAGCAGCCGACTTGTGGGGACGACGACGTGTGAAACGCCGTAATCCCAAGCAAACTCTGACACATCAGGGCCAACGATGACCCGTACACCTCCGTGTACCTGCAACGGCAAAACGGGCGCAAACAAGCGCCCGCCATGCCGCGGGCATGACGAGGTGCAGAAATGCAAAGGTCCAGGGTTGTACACAGCATAAGAAACGACCCCGCCGAACTCATAAATGGCCGGCAAGTAATCGACTTGCATGTGTCTGACGAAACCCGCGACGCCGACCGAGGCACTTGCGTCCAAGCGTCTAGCAATGGGAATGCGCATGCTCTGTCCGAGCAGCACGCCGCGACCGTAAAAGGTCAGCTCGTGCTTACCGCGCGCGACAAGACAATAATCGTCAGAAGCAGTCAAAGACTGCAAATCAACCGAGACATAAACCCCACGTTTGCCAAAAACAAACGAACGCCACCACATGTTCCGAGTGTGGTGTGTGGCGGGGTAAAGCCACTTGGCGCTCAGCAAGGTTATCAAATCCTCACGGAGGGAAGCTCTGCCCAAAGAAGGGCCGGCGGTGTCGTCGCCGACAACGCCTACGAACTCCGCCTGACAATAGGCGTAAATGTCAGGGAGCCAAAAGCTGCATATCAACTGGACGACCCAACACACCAAAGGGTAGCCCAGGGAGAGCCCCCAGCCGTACGCACGGTTCAAAAAGAAACTCATTACGCTGCGGGGGGGGTCATCCAGAAACGGTCGGATCCGGAAAACTCAGCAAAAATAAGCATGAGGTCATCGATAAACCCGACCAAATTGGGGATATAATCAAGGACATACGCGATTTCAGGGGCTGACGATCGGCCGTGAAGCTCGAAGCGCACATCCTGAACCGTGTGCAGAAGTTGCCACCAACAATAACGGGGACCCGGCCAATACGCGAAAGAATTGGTGCGGGGGTGGCGCCACTCAAAAACTACGACGCGCTCTCGGCCAATGTGATCGACGATATAAATCTCTAACACCGGCAGCGATACGTAGCCAACCAACCCGTCAATTGTGCGGGTACAATTGTAATTGACGTAAACCATGCTAATCAAGTGAGCCGCGCACGCGGGGCAAAGCCCTGGCGGCGCCGCCGACCGAGCGGCGTAAACTCCAAGAAGCGACTCTTGAACCGACGCCGTCATCGTCGGAATCGCTGGAATCAATTGCGTCAAGCGCGGCGCGCGCAGCTGCGCTAGCGGCGTGCATCTTCGCAATCTCGCGTGTGCGAAGAGTCTCAATGTACTCCTCGTCAGCAGCAGCGAGGAGCGCGGAACGGTGCGAACCCACGCCGTACTTCTCAACCAGACTGAGGCGGCTATTAAAGTCGCTAATTGCCTGTATGGCACTCCCAACGCGCGCCTTAAGCGAGCGTGCGGCAGTGGGGCTGAGGTTGCCGGAGTAAAACTCGAGCAACTGCTGCAACGTGGCGCTGCCCTGGAAAGCGCGCCACCAAACGTCGTGGGCCGGCCCAACCATAGCGACGCCATTCCAAAACACGAGGTCATGCATATCGATCTCGGAACGCCGGTCTGTAATCATTTGCGCAACGAGCGACTTAAGCCGCTCAATCGCGCTAAAAGAATGATTAGCCCGGCGAAGGGCACGGCGACCGCCAGTGGCCATATCAGCAATGGCTAAAGGTTTCTTAACTGGCGGCTTGGCTCGTACATCAGCGAGGCGGCCCCAAGTGTCTGTAGGGCGGGACTTGGGGCGCGCGCTGACGACGAAGCCAGGTGAATTCCGATAATGGTATCCGCGCTGTTGCAACGACCCACGGGGGGCCGCCAAAAGCGGAACGCGCTTGACGGGCGCAATGCCCAAATTCACGCGCGCGCGCCTGCGCTTCGACGTACCGGGAGCCGGCAAGGGCGGCAACTCCTTGGACACGTCAAGCGCAGCGTTCGCGGACAAGCGGTGGGGCGGGGCGCGCGGCCGTTGACCACCCGCAACGGTGACAAAGGCACTGGCGCCCGAACCCGGACCGCGACCGGACTTGAGCCGGCCACGATACGCGCCAGGCGTGCCATATGGCACGTCTCGCGAGACGGGCACGACAAAAACAATGTCTCGGCCATTGACACGATCGTGCAGGGTCGTAACTCCTGACACAACGTGCCACGTGTAAGCCTCGGGGCCGGTCATACGGGGCAGTCGCCACCCCGGAGGGGCGGTAACAGTGCCGGCCACAGTTTCACTGGGGCTGGCAACCCGCGCTACGGGCGCGAGAGGACGTGGGGCAGCAATTCGCGGGCGGGCGACGGAAACTGTCGCCGGCACCGGGACGCTGACGCGCTTAGACCAACCGTCGCTATCTACGACGATCACTTTGCGCATTTTAGGTTTTTCCTCCAAGCTATTGCCAGGAGGGATTTTGCCCTTACCCTTCTTCCACGTTCGGACGGACGCGGGGGTATTCTTGGTTGAGGAAAACATG